AGTCCAGCCCGAGTTCCCGTGCGTTCTCTGCCATCTTGTCGAGGGCTTGTTGCTTCTCAGCGGCTTCGATGGCGGTGCGAAGGGCGGTGATGGCTTTCTCAACCTTGCCTGTTGTGCTTTGTTCTGCTGGCACTCTTGGGCCACCAAACACAGTAGTCAGCGGCTCCATGTAACCGTGATAAGACTCCAACGCCTCCAGCGCCTGCCGCGATGCGGCGATCAGTTCATTCATTTGCTTCACTCCTTTGCGCCCACGTCGGCGCTGCTCCTGAACCCACGGCCACGCGTGCCTCGCCGGCTTGCGTGAGCACCACGCGCATGCCTGGCAGCCGGTTGCTCTTGCGGTACTGCACCTCGGTGATGAGCTGCTCGCGCTCGAGGTCGCGCATGATGCTGAAGAACGTCTTGCGGTCGAGCTTGGGCGGGAACTCGTCCGCGCTGGCCAGGGCCGTGTAGATGTTTGAGCGCGGGCTGTTGCTGTTCATGGACAGGTTCGCGCCGGCTGCTGCAGCCTTGCCGACCAGTCTGAGAATCGCAGCGCGTTGTGCGTTTCGCACCAGTGCGGCCGCAGCTTGAGCACCTGGCACGGTGCCGAACCGCTTGAACACCTTGGCCTGGGTGTCGAACTCGAGCCGGATCTCCTCCTGCAGCGGGCCCAGGTTGCACTTCTCATGGCGCACCGCGATCGCGTTGTCCTCGCGCACCATCGCCCAGCGTGACCGGGCGCTGTTGTTCCAGGCTGTCGAGCCTGAGAAGGTGCTGTTGCTGTCCAGGCCGGCCCCAGCTCGGACTGACGCCTTGTCAACGTGGGCCAGCAGCATGACGGCCGCGCTGGTGTGGTGGGCGATGGTGTTCAGGCACCGCATGAAGCCCCGCACTGCCGTCCGGTCGTTCTCGTTGTCGGCAAACACGTCGCTGGCGTTGTCGATGATCACGACCTCTGCCTTGTGCGCGACAACCGCATCGGCCAGCCACTGCATGCGCTCGGTGGGCCCGCCATCACGCCACAGCACGCAGTCGGTCTGGGTCATGTCGTAGACCATCATCCTGCCGGCCAGATCGGACAGCTCGATGCCTAGGTCGCGGCAGATGTTGGCCACGCGGAAGTGGACGGTGCGGCCCTCGTCCTCGCCAGAGATCACCAGGACGCGGCTGGGCTTGGTGGGCAGGCCGATGAACTCCTGGCCGATGGCCAGGGCCACGCCCATCTGCAGGGACAGGTTGGACTTGCCCACGCCCCCGTTGGCGGCCAGCAGGGTGACGGTGCGCTCGGGGAACCAGCCCTCGACGCGCCAGTGAGTGGGCTCTGGCTCTGTATGCTGCAGCGCGTTCCAGTCAAGTGGCTGCAGATCACCACTCGTCGGCTGCGGTTTTTGTTCGCTTGAAGCTGCACCGAGGTTGATCGTAATCTGCGGCGCTTTTCGCTCTTCGGGTGCGTATTTCTCCGCACTCTTTACGGCACGCGGTATCTCAGCGCGCCGAGTCTCCCAGCGACGCAGCTCATCTTCATCACGCGTCGTGGGCTTGGCCTGATCCATCAGGCTGTAGAGGAAATCGACTGCGGCACCTGGGAACATGCCGCCGGCAATCAACGAAGCCGCGAGGCGGGTGATGTTTTCATGGTAGGCGCGCTGCTCAGGATTCGGGTCAGTCAGCCCTGCGATCATTTCACCGGCATGGGTGCCGGTGCCCGCCCCTTTGGTGCTCGAGCCCGTGCGCTCGATCGCGGCCGCCATGCGCAGGTTGTCGAGGTCGATGCCGAACGCGGCGCACGCGTCGGCCAGCGTCCAGCGAATGTTCGGGGCCCAGGTGACGAGCTGCACCTGCCACGGCCCTGCAGCACGCGGCTTGGTGTTGGTGCCTCGCGGCAGCCTGACGTACCGCACGCACGCATTGCCCGACGCGTCGTTGGACCGGCCCCTGGCGGCCAGGGACGACATCACGCGGTCGATGAGCTGGCGGTTGTAGGTGTCGGGATCGTCGCTGTCGAGGAAGATGCCGACCTGGTGCTTGCCGGGGCTGGTCTGCAGCGCGTAGCTGCAGTTGTCGATCTCCTCGATCGGCACGTCGTCCAGCGTGAGCACAGCCAGGCGCACAAAGCAGTCTTTGCGCCGGAAGAACTCGCCGTCTTCGGTCGGCTGCAGGACAGCCGTGCAGAAGTAGGCGTTGTCGTCCTGAGCCTTGTCGATGGTGGCTGCCTGGTTGCTGGTGCCCTTGTAGAAGCGCCCACCCCAGACCAGCGGGGGCGCGTTGCTGGGATCGGCGCGGAACGTGGTGATCCAGCCGAACTCGTTGTCGCCGAGCTGCCCGTAGACCTCGGCAAGGAAGTCGGAATTGGTCATGGTCTGTTGCACTTCGTAGACCATGATCAAGCCTCGATCGCGGCCAGCTCCTTGAGGGTCAGGCGCACGCGTCGCTCTGCAGCGACCTCCAGCAATTTGCCCCAGTGCTTTTGCGGGATAACGCCACCAGTGCCTGACGGCTTGGACTGGCACCAGCGCGAGAGCGTTGATTTATCGAGCCCAAGCTCGTCGGCCACATACGCCTTGCCACCGAGCTTTTCGATGACGCTGAAGGCTGGTTCTTGTGTGTGGATTGTTTCGATCGTCACTTTCAATACCTCATACTGATGATGTGTATTCATCATCATAGAGTATTTTTCGCCATATATACAAAGTTATAAAAGACCGTATGATCAACTCGTTGAGATTGACTCACCAGGGAGAATATGACAACATGATCGCCCTTCCTCATAACATTAGAGTGCGACATGGATACCTTATGGTTCAAAGATAGATTGGCTGATAGAAAAATATCTCAACGAGGACTAGCAAAGATGCTTGCCTTGGACGCGGCTGCTGTCTCCCTGATGTTGCGAGGGAAACGCAAAATGACGCCGCATGAGGCGCACCAGATCTCGATGATCCTGGGTGTGCCGATCTTGGAGGTCATGCGCAGGGCTGGCATTGACGTGACTGACGACGTGCGCAAAACGCCGATCGCAGCGCACATGGACTCATACGGTCGCGTCACGGCCATGCCCAACGGCACGCACGATGTGATCGTTGGCCCTGGCGACATCCCTCTTGGCACCTACGCGGTCCAGGTGCGCACGCACACCAGCATCAAGGATGGGTGGCTGCTGTTTGTCTCCCCCGCACAGAATGACCCGGCAACGCAAGTTGACACGCTGTGCGTATGCGCAACGAAAACGGGCGAGCACATTGCTGGCCTGCTGCGCAAAGGGTACAGGCGTGACAGCCAGAACCTGATCTTGTGGCCGAGCGGCGAAACCCTTACAGACGTGAGCATCGCGTGGGCCTCGCCGGTGCTGTGGATCAAGCCTGCTTGAAACTGGAGGTTTTCTCTAATTCCTGACTTTTTTGCTTGGTTGTTGTGGTTTCCGCATCGTTGTGATCTAATCACATATACCCAACGATATATGAGGTGAACGATGACACAAACCGAGCAACGATACAGACAAGCCCTTGCAGGGCACGACTGGAACTACGACTACAGCGACGACCACAGCGTCTGGTCAAGAGGTAGAGCCCAACGAGAGACATTGCGTGCAATGCGCGATGAAGTGGACGCAAGCGGCGAGATCTGGAACTCAATCGCTCCTGCTGGACACAAGCTGCACCTGGAGGGCGTGCAATGAAACCCTCCCACATCACCACCCCCCGCACTCTTGCTGACTGCACCTTCACCTATGGGTACACGTCGGTGCGCCCGATGGCCTACCGCGTGCCGCGCTGGGAATCTGTCGCTGGCTACCTGCTGGCCATCGGCATTGGTCTGAGCCTGGCCATCCTGCTTGTGAGGGAACTGTGCAAATGAATTGCCCTCGTTGTAATGCATGGGCCGATGTGCTCGAAACCCGCACCCGCGAAGACAACACGAAGCGCCGCCGCTACGAATGCGCTAATGGCCACCGATTCACGACGCTTGAGTACGTCAGAGAAGACGCGCCCAAGCGCGCTCCCGTGGATCGCCCGCAAAGGTCGTCTGAGGACTGATGCGATTCTCCCCTTTCGTGAAGGAATACACAATGGACACAATGGACGAGCTGGCGCTCAAGTGGTCGATCGCCAAGCAGAAAGAAGACAAGGCCCGCGAAGAACGCGTGGACATCGAGAACCAGATTCTGGCCGCTCACCCCGCCCGCGAGGAAGGCAGCGAGACGTTCACCACCCCGCACGGCGTGAAGATCTCGCTCACCGGCAAGCTGACCTACAAGGCCGACATGACCAAGCTGCTGGCCATCACGGCCAGCTGGCCTGAGGAAGCGCGCCCCATCAAGACCGAGATCAAGGCCGACGAGTCGATCCTGAAGGCGCTGCGCGAGCACTCGCCCGAGGCCTGGCTGCAGCTTGCGCCGGCCATCACGGTCACGCCCGCCAAGACTGGCGTCAAGGTGGTGTTCAAGCAATGAGCACTGGTGCAGCCCTGCGCGATGCCGGCATCGACCAGGTGCTGGACAACGCGGCCGCCTGGACGACTGAGGTCGGCCTCGCGTTTCGCTGGTGGCTTGACACTGAAGCGCCCGAGGAGTTCGCCCTGGAGGACTTCCGCGCCTGCGTCGAGCGCTACGGCATCACCAAGCCTCACCACGTCAACGCGTGGGGCGGCCTGGCCAAGAAGTTCGCACACCTCATCGAGCCGGTGGGGTATCGACAATCCCTGCGGCTGAGCGCCCACGCTCGGCTCACAAGAACCTACAAAAGGAAATGATCATGGCTTTCGACCTCTCATCCATCTCGCGCACCAAGCGCATGCGCGCCCCCAAGATCGTCATCGCTGGGCCCGGCAAGATCGGCAAGACGACGTTCGCAGCTCACGCGCCCAACGCGATCGGCATCCTGACTGAGGACGGCGCTGACGCTGTCGATGCTTCGGCCTTCCCGTTGTGCCAATCGCTCGATGATGTGTATTCCGCGATAGGCACGCTGCTGAACGAGGACCACAAGTTTGAGTCGGTGTTCCTCGACTCCCTGGACTGGCTCGAGCCCCTGCTGCACGCGCACGTCTGCCGCGAGAACAAGTGGGCCAACATCGAAGCGCCAGGCTACGGCAAGGGGTACGTCGCGGCCGCCGAGGAGTGGCGCAACCTGCTGGCCGGCTTTGAGGCCCTGCGCCAGCAGAAGAACATGGCCGTGGTGCTGATCGCGCACGACAAGATCAAGCACTTTGAGTCGCCCATGCATGACGGGTACGACCAGTACGTCCTGAAGCTGCACGACCGCGCTGCAGCTCTTGTGCAGGAATGGGCCGACGTGATCGGCTGGGCCAACTACCGCATCGTGACGACGCAGTCCGATGCCGGTTTCGGCAACAAGGAAACCAAGGCCCGCACCACGGGCGAACGAATTCTCCACGTTGAGCCGCATCCCGCCCACATGGGTGGCAATCGGTTCGGCCTGAAGAACATGCAGCTCTCATGGGATGCATTCACGGCCGCCCTGGCCAACAACTGAAACCCCCATCAACTAGGAGAAAACGATGGCAACTTTCAACTTCAACGCGTCCTTTGTCGAGCCACAAAAGCCCCGCACCTTTGCACCTCTACCTAGCGGCGACTACGAGATGATCATTGTCGGGTCGGATGTGCGCCCCACCAATGCTGGCACTGGCCACTACGTCAAGCTGGAGATGCAGGTTCTGTCTGGCGAGCACAGCGGTCGTCGTCACTGGGAATACCTGAACGTCGATAACCCCAACAAGACCGCCGAGGAAATCGCTAAGGCCGCTCTGGCTTCGCTGTGCTTTGCTGTCGGCGTGACCGACATGGAGGACACCGCGCAGCTGCACGACATCCCGTTCGTGGCGCACGTCGAGATCGACCGCAAGGAGCCCGATCGCAACCGCATCGTCGGCTACGCAACCGCGGGCGCTGCCAAGCCTGCAGCTGCACCGGCACCGGCCGCACGCCCGGCTGCTCCTGCTGCAGCAGCCCCTGCGCGCAAGCCCTGGGAAAAGTGAAATGGCCCAGCTCCCGGAGTCTCAACACACGACCAGCGCGGCGATCGTCCGCTGGTACGAGTCAAAGCCGCAGGAGCACCGCCCCCACATGGGGGCGAGCCTGATCGGCCATGAGTGCGAGCGCTACGTCTGGCTGACCTGGCGCTGGGTGCTCAAGCCCGAGTTCAAGGGCCGCATCCTGCGCCTGTTTGACACCGGCAAACGCGAGGAGGCCCGCATCCTTGAGGAGCTGCGCGGCATCGGCGCAACCGTCTGGGACGTGGACCCTGACAGCGGCGAACAGTGGCGCGTAAGCACCTGCAATGGCCACTTCGGGGGCAGCCTGGACGGCGTGGCCAAGGGGCTGCCAGAGGCCCCCAAGAGCGTGTGCGTGCTGGAGTTCAAGACGCACGGCGACAAGTCGTTCGTGGATCTGGTCAAGAACAAGGTGCAGGTGGCCAAGCTCCAGCACTACGACCAGATGCAGGTCTACATGGGCCTGATGGACATCGACCGGGCCATGTACGTCGGCGTGAACAAGAACACCGACGACATCTATTGCGAGTGGGTCCACTTCGACAAGGATCGGTTCTTCGTGCTCAAGGAGCGCGCCCAGTACCTGATCGACGCACCAAACCCGCCAGTCAAGCTCAGCGAAGACCCGGCCTACTACGTCTGCAAGATGTGCAGCATGTGGCGTCACTGCCACGGCGGCCTGGCGGCCGAGGCCAACTGCCGCACCTGTTGTCATGCCACACCCGTTGAGAATGCGGCATGGCAGTGCCAGCATCACAATGCCGAGATTACCACCGACATGCAGCGCCAGGGCTGTGGCCAGCACCTGATGATCCCGACGCTGGTGCCCTATGGCGAGCCCATCGACGGTGGCGAGGCCTGGGTCGCGTACAAGCACCGCACCACCGGCGCGTACTTCGTGAACGGGCCCGAGGGCATCAAGGACTACGGCCCGAACTTCAGCAGCGCCGAGCTGCACAGCTGCCCTGGCGAGCTGCTCACCCAGGCAGCTGAGCTCAAGGAACAGTTCCCCGGCAGCAAGATGGTCAGCGGCGCGGTGGACACCACCTGGGACGACCTGGCCACACACCCCGACGACATCCCGGTCAAGCAAGACGCGCCGCCCAAGCGCGAGCTGCGCAGGAAGACGGCAGCGGCTGTCGAGGCCATCAAGAAGATGGGCGGCGGCGCATGAAATGGCTCGCGCAGATCGTGCCCGCGCTGGTGATCAGTTACCTGCTGTCGGCTGTCTTTGTCGCGCTGCTCGGCATGTTCCTCAAGGGCTGGTATCTCATTTTTCTGATGGGGTGGAACGCACTATGAACAGAGAAAAACTGCGGCTCGCCGCCAAGTACGCGCTGGCTGTGATCAGCCTGCTGTTCCTGCTGGCCATCACGTTCATGGCGGGGGGCAAATGAGCTTCATCAAGCACCAGATCACGCTCAACGGCAACCAGAAGTACCGCACGCACCCGCCCAAGTTCTGCAACAAGTGCAACGAGCAGCGGCTGCCCGAGGGCGGCATCGAGATGGGGCCAGGCCGCTGGGTCTGCGCTACCTGCTGGGCCAAGCGCGCCATGAAGAGGCAGCCGAAATGACAACCAAGCGCGGTGTCATCGTCAGAGAGATCCTGCGCATGCTGCAGGAGGAAGGGCCCATGACGCGTGCAGAGATCTGCAAGTGCCTGGAGCGGCCCAAGGATGAAGTCGCTGCTGTCGTTTCCAGGCTCAACAAGCGCTCGCCCGTCGCCGGCAAGCGCATCCACATCAAGGAGTACGTCTACGACATGGAGGGCGAGCGGACATACCCGCGTGCCCTCTACGCGATCGGGGCCGCAAAGGACGCGCCCAAGCCGATCCCTGACCAGAAGGAAGTCAAGCGCCGCTACTGGGCGCGGGCCCAGCTCAAGCTGAGAGCCAACAGTGTGTTCAACCTGGGCCTGTCACGCAGCCAGCTGCGGGCCATGAAGAAGAAAGAAGGCAGTACATGAAGTTCATCATCGGCGTCGATCCCGGCGCATCGGGCGCGATCGCCATCCTCGAGGACACCGGCAAGCTGGTGCATGTGTTCGACATGCCCAGCGTAGAGATCATCAGCGGGGGCAAGGCCAAGCGCCGCGTGAGCCCCGAAATGCTGGCCGCCGAGCTGCGGCTGTACGCGGCCCAGGGGGCTGTCGCCTACGTCGAGCAGGTGGGCGCGATGCCCGGCCAGGGCGTCAGCTCCATGTTCGCCTTCGGCCAGGCCTTCGGCATCGTCCTAGGCGTCATGGCCGGCCTAGCCATCCCCACGCAAACGGTGACGCCAGGCAAGTGGAAAAAGGACATGAAGCTCAACGGGGGCAAGGACGCAGCCAGGGCGAAAGCTGCCCAGGTCTGGCCGGCGCACGCCGGGGAGTTCAAGCGGGTCAAGGACGACGGCAAGGCCGAGGCGGGGCTGATCGGCCTCTGGGGCGCTGGCGTGCCATAAAAGTCTGTTTGACGTGGCTGCAATGTTGCGTTATTCTCACCACATACCGACAACCAAACCAAAAGGAACCCACGACATGAGCATCAAACTTCGCGGCGACGTGTACTGGATGGACGTGCAAATCAACGGCGTCCGCATCCGGGAATCGCTCAAGACCAACGACAAGAAACAGGCTCAGAACCTGTACGACATTCGCCGGGCTGAGCTGTGGCAGGGCAAGGTCTTGAAGGCCCGGCCCAAGAAAACCTTTAAGGACGCGTGCGCCCGCTGGATGGTCGAGCGCGGCCACAAGAAGTCGATCAGCGAGGATCAGGACAAGATCAACTACTTCCTGCCCAAGCTGGGCTCCAAGCAGCTGGCAGACCTCACCCGCGACGACATCGAGGCAGCGCTCCCCCAGGACGTGACGGGCAGCACGCGCAACCGCTACCGCGCCCTTGTGCGCGCCATGCTGCGCGCCGCCGAGCGCGACTGGGACTGGCTCGATCGGGCCCCGATTCTCAAGTCCGAGGCAGAGGCCAAGCGCCGCGTCGCATTTCTGTCACGCGACCAGGCCGAGGTTTTGATCGCAAATCTCCCGGAAAAGTATCGGATGCCAGTCCGTTTCGCTCTTCTCACCGGGTTGAGAAGATCGAATGTTTTCGGCCTGACCTGGGAGAAGGTGGATCTGGAGCGCGGGGTGGCTGTGGTCGAGGCCGACGAGGCAAAGGCCGGGCACCGGATCGTGGTGCCGCTCAACAGCCAGGCGCGGGAGCTGCTGGCGTCCTTGCCAGAGCCCCGTACAGGCCGCGTATGGGGCAATCTGACGCGGGTATGGGCCAACACCTGGGAGAGCGCCTGCAAGCGCTCTGGCGTGCCTGGATTCAGGTTCCACGACCTGCGCCACACCTGGGCGAGCTGGCATGCGATGGCCGGCACCCCCCTGTCAGTGCTCCAGGAGCTGGGGGGCTGGCACTCGCATGAGATGGTGCAGCGTTACGCCCACCTGTCGCCCGAGCACCTGGCCGCAGCTGCGGAACGGGTCGGGCTGTGAAGGATGGGGTGGCTGATGGGGCTCGAACCCACGACCGCTGGAATCACAATCCAGAGCTCTACCAACTGAGCTACAGCCACCACTGGCAACCTGTTTTGTGGCACAAAAATGGCACAAATCCGATTCTCTGCCTACAAAAACTCAACAGCGACAAGGACTTAGGAGAAAAACTCACCAGAATCACAATCCAAAAGGATACAAAAAAGCCCCTCAGAGAGGGGCAAAGTGCCTTCTGGCAACTGCAATATGTCACGGTGCGCGGCACATTTATGGCACACCTTCCAGGAACAATTCGCGCTCGGCTTTGCGGCGTTTGACCAGGCCTGGCAGCTCTCGGCCGCCGGCCTTCGTCCACTGCATGAACGCGTCGGCCGCAGCGCCCCACTCGCCCCGATTGAGTTTCATGCGGATGGTCGAGCGCTGGAAGTTGCCCAAGCCTACATTGAAGGCAAAAGCGACACAAGCGTCGAAGCAGCCCTGATGGCCATCCACGCCGGGAGCAAGTCGTAGAACACCGCGCTCAAAAGCAGCGACATCATCTCGGAATAGCGCATCAATCTCCTCCTGGCTCCAGACGCGAAAGTGCTCTGGCCGCAGCGGGAACTCCCTCCTGATCACCGGGTGCTTGGCCTCTGGCGTCCTGGCCATCGGCAGCCGCAGCTGCTCCTGGTACAGGACGTGGCCGTAGCCGATCGTCCACATGTGAGCGGGGCACAGGTAGGGGCGGTCTTTACACCCCTCAAACCTGTGCATCAGGGCAGCGCCCTTCTCGCTCAATTTCACTTCTTCTTGCTCCAGGACCGCGAGCCGAACCAGAAGCCAATGATCCCGCCCAGCATGGCCATCTCGTCCTCGTTGAACACCACGTCGGTGACCTTGATCAGGCTGTCGATGTCGGTCACCAGGCCGGGGTGGGTGAACGCGAACCAGGTGATGGCTGCGTTGATGGCCACCAGCTCGAGCAC